TGAAAGTTTTGTTTAGTTATAGCACATAGTGGAAAGGCGGAACTTGTACTTTTACAAAACCAAAAATAAAGAGGAATAAATAATTCTAAACTAGTATGACTTTTTTGTAATTTTTTTAATTCAGAAGTATTACCAATTAATTTATTATAATTAGTTTCATGACTTTTGTTACTATAAATATCATGATAAATATTTATCCAGTCGCCAAAATGAGTATCAATTTCTGTTTGACCAATAGAAACTGAAATTTCATCGATTATAGCATGTCCTAATCTATTAACATAACCCCAATCTACACTAGAATCAGTAACAGCGTCAATTTTTAGAACAAGAACCATTTTTGATATTAAATCACCAGATTGTTCTAATGTAGATGTAGCTGCGTTACTTGAACCAAAATCAATAGAACCACCATCAAATGATACTTGAATAGTTTCACTGGCAAAATGTGTATACCTGTGATATTTTTTTTTAAATAAAGTTATCTCAGGATTTCCTGTTAAATATGCATCTTGTGATCCTAAAGCTGCTAATTGTAATAAAGCTCCACTCATAAATATAAATATAGTAGAAAAAAAATGTTTAAATCTAATAAATAAATCATATTAACACTTATTTTTTATACTTTAAAGTTATCTTAATATTGATATTTAAGTCTAGCATATCCATCCTCAACGATTAATACATTAGTTGATAAAGAAAAAACATAAACTGTTCCTTCAAAAGTATCTAATGATAAAGAAATTTTATTAACATTATTAAAATTGAAATATCCAGAGGGTTCACTATTTTCAGGATCTAGACAAAAAGATAATGCATTAATACCTAAATCAGGACTACCTTTATGAAATTGAAAAGGTACAATATAATTAAAATAATCAAATTTACGCATACCCGATCTAAAGAATTTCTCAGCGTTTATTTTTAATTGTCCTTTCTTTACCATACTAGTTGTTCCATTAGTATAATCAGTAAATTTATCCGTATTTGTAGCTAATGTCTTTTTTCTTAAAACCCATATCAATTCTTTAGAGGGCAAAGTAAAAGGTAATACTATATTATGTATCCCATTAGAAGATAAATTCTTAACTAAACGATTGGTAACATCTATTAAATATTCTTGTTTATTTTGAACAATGTTTAAAACATTTGGTTTTTCTAAAAAAATATAGTCTACCCATAATCCAACGTTAGTTATATCTCCAGCTGGTGCTGTTCCGGATTGAATACAATTATTTTTTGTTTCAAAATAAAATTTCATAACAATATCTTGTTGAACAATAGCTACTAACGGAATAGCTAAACTATAATTACGACAAAAAGCAAATTGAAGAGGAATTATTAAAGTATGAGATTTATTGGCTTGTAAACCAGCAGAATTTTCTGTTCCCAATGATCGCGAACCAACAATTTTATCTAAATGGTTTTTATGTTCATCTGTACTAGTTAATTCTGTCCAAAGATGCATCCACATACCAAATTGTCGATCAATAATTTGTTTTCCAATTAATAATTCGACTTTTTTAATAATATTAAAACCAATTCTATTAGTCCAAACAGCACTAGAATCGTCTTGATAAGGTAATGTTAATTGTAAATAAGTTTTAGATATCAAATCCCCTTTTCGACTTATTTTAACTGTATTAGTAGATCCAAATTTAGGCGATCCAACAAATGTTTGTTCAATTGATTCAATCGCAAAATTATTATAAGTTTTATAAACTGTTTTGAAAAATGTTATTTCGGGATCTCTAATAATATTAATATCTTCTGCACCAAGTGAAACTAATTGCATAAGTGCTCCTTTCATAATTATAGTAAGTGATAATTTATTTTTATATAATAAAATAAAAAATGTTAATTTTTATTAAAATTAACATTTTGAGATACAATTGCACATTTTATAATAGTAATGAATCTAGTTGGAGTAAGCAAGACCACCCATACCAGAGGCAACACGGAGTACGTTGTAGCTGTGAGCGAAAACAGTGAGGGTACCAGCGCTGGTGGCTGTTACATCAAGGTTGACGTTATCGATACGGGAGAAATTGCATGTTCCAGAAGGTTGATGTTCTTCGGGTTTGATGGCAAAGGAATAACATTGGATACCGGTGTCGGGTTTACCAGTGTGATGTTGGTAAGGTTGGACATAGTTAAAGTATCCACCAACACGTTTGGCGAAACGATCTTGACCGTTAAGTTTGAGTTTAGCATCAGTAATATTGTCGGTACCAACAGCGGAACCGAAATCAGAGAATTCATCACCAGCAGGGTTAGACATACGGGAAACCCATATTAATTCTTTGGTGGGGTGATTGAAGGTAAGTCTGACGCTGTTAAGAGATGCAGCTTTGAGGGAAGAATCTTGAGATTGGACAGTTTCGATAAGGTATTCATGGGGGTTTTGGGCAAAGTTTTTACGTTCTTCGGTATCAAGGAAGATGTAGTCAGCCCAGAGGGAGACATTGGTCATGGTTTGGGTACCAGCGGAACCAGCAGCACTGCATTTAGCTTTGGTGTTGAATTCAATGACGATTTCGACTTCGTGGTATTGGAGAGCAATAAGGGGAAGAGCGAGACCGGGGTTTCTGCAGAAAGCGAATTGAAGGGGAATGTGAGCAGTAATTGTGGTGGTAACGCTACCAATTGTACCATCAGAATTTTTGGGACCTACGAGTTTTTCTAAAAGAGCTTTTTGGTCAGTTGTGTTGGTAAGTTCAGTCCATACATGCATCCATGTTCCGGATTGTCTGTCGATCATTTGACCACCAATGCGGAGTTCAGCTTGTTTGATGAGTTGGAAACCAACACGATTGCAGTTAGCTACATCGTTGGTAAGAGTGGCTTCAACGTAACAGGGACCGACTAAATCACCATTACGGGAAACACGACATGTAACTTTGTTGTTAAAGTCTGAAGTACCATTGAGGGTTTGTTCCATAGCTTCCATAGCAAAGTTAGTATGTCTGCGGTAAACTACTTTGAAAAAAGTAATTTGAGGATTACCGGTAAGGTAAACGTCTTGAGCGCCATAGGCGACGAGTTGCATAAGAGCACCAGCCATATTAGTATATAACTAGATTAGAAAAAAATTCTTAATATTTTTTTATATGATATAAATATTTTAAAGTAAATTGTTTATATTATAATAAAAAAAATTTTAATATTTTTAAATATTTTTTAAATATTAAAATTTTTAAAGTATTTTCATATTTTTTGTAAAATTAGTAAAATTAGTAAATCTAGTTGGAGTAAGCAAGACCACCCATACCAGAAGCAACACGGAGAACGTTGTAGCTGTGGGCATATATGATTATACTGGTAGCAGTGGAACCAGTTGTTACATCAAGGTTGACGTTATCGATACGGGAGAAATTGCATGTTCCAGAAGGTTGATGTTCTTCGGGTTTGATGGCAAAGGAGTAAGAATAGATACCGAGATCGGGGTATCCGGTGTGATGTTGCCATGGTTGAACGTAGTTAAAGTAGTCACCATTTCTTGCGGCGAAACGGTCTTGGCCGTTAAGTTTGAGTTTCATGGCGCTAAGAGTGTGGGTTGTTCTGTCGGCATTGAATTGGGTGAATAAATCAGATTCGGGAGTACCACTATCTTGACCATTAGTTACCCATACAAGTTCTTTAGTGGGATGGTTGAAGACAAGTCTAACACTGTTAGTTGAGCTAGCGTCAACGGAGCTAGTTTGAGTTTGGACAGTTTCGATAAGGTATTCATGGGGGTTTTGGGCAAAGTTTTTACGTTCTTCGGTATCAAGGAAAATGTAGTCACACCATAAAGATACATTGGAAAGAGCAGTAGAAGTTGAACCAGCTTGGATGCAGTTAGCAGATGATTGGAATTCAATAGTAATTTTGACTTCGTGGTATTGAAGAGCAATTAAGGGAAGAGCAAGACCGGGATTTCTGCAGAAAGCATATTGAAGGGGAACATGAAGAGTAAGAGCGGACTGACCGTTATCAGAAGAGTGGTTAAGACCATCAGCAGATTTAGTTCCGACAAGTTTGTTTAAGAGTGATTTTTGTGCAGTGGTAGAAGTTAATTCTGTCCATAAATGCATCCATTCACCAGTTTGTTTATCAACAGATTGACCACCAACAAGGAGTTCAGTTTCTTTGATTAAAGCGAAACCAACACGATTGACCCAATCGTATTGATCAGCATCGGGACCACCAGCAGTTAAAGCGGGCATAGTTACTTCAAGATAACAGGGACCGACTAAATCACCATTTCTGGATACAGTACAAGTAACTTTGTTACCGAAATCAGATGTACCATTAAGGGTTTGTTCCATAGCTTCCATAGCAAAGTTAGTATGTCTGCGGTAGACTACTTTGAAGAAAGTAATTTGGGGATTACCGGTAAGGTAAACATCTTGAGCGCCATAAGCGACGAGTTGCATAAGAGCACCAGCCATATTAGTATATAACTAGATTAGAAAAAAATTCTTAATATTTTTTAAATTAATCTTTTTTAAATGTTTTTTACTTATATTTTTGAAATTTTTTTTCTATTTAAACAGTATTTATTTTAACTTAAAGTTATTTTTAATTATTTTAATATATGTCCAACTTTAGGATAAAAAAATCACCTGGTAGTAAATCCAATGGTACAATGAAAGATTCTAACACTCTTGAAAAAAAACATCTTCAAAAAATAAAATCTTTTGAAAATAAAAAATGTTCTCTTGACAAGGTTGTAAAAACTCTAAAAAAAGTAGAAAAAGAATTAGCATTATTAAAAGACAAGCGCAATAGTAATATGTTAGTAGATTTAGAAAAAAGAGCAGAATTATTGAATTTACAAAAAAAATATAGTGAAGAAATAGAACAAATAATTAATAATCATGAAGAAATTAATTATTACGACCTGACTGGAGATTTATTAACAGACTACTATGATTTGAGGAAGGATAATAATGATAATACGCTAGAATCAAAAAATATAATGGAGTACTTGACTCCAACTTTAAAAAATAATACATCAAATGATAGTATGGGCAGAGCAGAATTATTTGATAGATTTTGTCAAAGAGTAGATGGGGTACGAGTAAATAAACATGATGGTACTAATCGTATACGCTATTGTGAATATTGTGATATTGAAAAAACTTTGGATTTAGAAGAATCATCTTATATTTGCCCTGAATGTGGTGATATGGAATTTGTTATTATTGATGAAGATAAACAAATTAAAGATTATTCTCCTTATCAAAGACGAAATCACTTCAAAGAATGGTTGAATCAATTTCAAGCAAAAGAAACAACAGAAATATCTGAAAAAGTGTTTGAAGATATAATAACTGAATTAAATAAGAATAGAGTAACGAGTTTTGATAAATTAAATAGATATAAGATGCAAAAAATATTAAAAAAACTTGGTTATAATAAACTATATGAACATATACCATTTATTATAAATAAATTAACAGGTGTACCAGCACCTCGAATTGACCTAAATACTGAAACAAAATTTATTCAAATGTTTATGCAAATCCAAGAACCATGGGAATTGTATAAACCGAAAGGTAGAAAAAATTTCTTATCATATCCATATATTCTGTACAAGTTTAGTGAATTATTAGAACTTGATGACCTGTTAACTTATTTTCCAATGCTACAACCAACAAAATTAATGGAACAAGACCAAATATGGCAAAAGTTTTGTAAACATCTAAAATGGGAATTTTATCCTACAACATAAATATATTTAAAAGATAAACTTCATGTTATTTTATAATGACCGATCAACTATCTGAACTTTCTATGCTACCAAGTAATCAAAAATATATATGTATTTCATTTTTATCTAACAAGGAAAATGATAAACATACCGTAACTGGGGTGCGATTTGGTGGTGCATTTGATACATATGAACAAGCATGTGAACAAGCAAAAATTATTCAACAATTCGATCAAGCACATCATGTATTTGTAGGTGAGGGAGGTAAATGGCTACCCTTTGACCCTGATCCAAACTCAAAAGTTGTTAATGATTCTGAATATGCGAACGAACAACTTAATTCTCTTATGAAAGGACATAAAACAAGTATGGACCAGTCTAAGATATTCCATGAAATTAGAAAAACCGAAAAAATGATGGAAAATATCAATGAAAACTTACAACGACGCCAGACTAATAAAGACGAATTAACCAAGAAATTAAGTAAAGTAAAAAATATCGACGAAGCTAAAACGTTAACTACTAGTTTAGAAAACATTGATGAACAAATTAAAAAGATGGAAGTTAGACTTAAAAGTTGTCAAGAGAATGACCAATCCCTACGTAAAGATTTAGAAAAAACTTCCCAATAAATCCTGATTGTAATCTATTCTCTAACTTTTTCAATTAATATTTTCATATCATTTTTCCTTTTAGTTATTAAATCAGAAGGATTAAAAACTTCAATTCTTTTATTCCAATTCTTGTCATAGTTTTTCTTATGATATTTTTTATATTTTCGAGAACCCATCGTAAAATCTGGTGTTTCTTTGGATTTATACCAAAATATTTTTTCAGTAATATTTGTTGAATGAATACGATTGTTAATGACAAGACATCCATAATTATCTGTTACTTCTGAAAAAACTTGTTGGAAAAAATCAAATGATGGAAACATACCAGCATAATGTTCATATAATCTTTTCCTATTAGATATGAAATCTTCTGCTAATAAGAAAATATAATCAAAATTACTTCTCATTTCAGGTGGAATACCTAAAGAAAATTGCATGGTTAAAACAAATGAAACATGGTGATGTCTTCCATTAAAAAATAATTCACGGATAGGTTCTTCTTTAATCCATGAACCTTTAGAACTCATACAATCATCCATAATTAAAATAAGCCTATCATCTTTGACTTTTTTACCTTCTGTTTTTTTACGGTCGTTATCTTCACATAATTTACCTTGTCTAGCAAATATTTTAGTTAAGATAGAATTTTGATAATTATCATAAATATAGATATCAGGAATAAATTTTCCATAAAATTTATTTAATTTTTCTGTTTTGCTAATAGCAACTACAGATGGTATATGACGTTTATGAAATAATATTTCTCTAGTTAAAAAACTTTTGCCAGAAGCTCTTTTTGCAATCATGGCAATAGTTACATTATCAGGCATACTTTTAATATCAAATCTTTTAATTTTTAGACGCGACCCACCGAGTTTAATATCTTTTGTACTCATTAATATTAGATAGAAAATTTATTTTAATCTGCGTTTTAATTTGTATTAAAG